GTACCGCCTCGAAAAATTCCCTGTTCCATGCTCTGTGCATGACGATTTTGTCAAAGAATTCAAATAGGCTACGCATATCTTCACGAATGCCATCGATGTATTGGACAATGGCCTTGGTGTCTTCTGTGCCTTCTCCAAAGCCACTGGTCATCGCCTCATCTTTGAGCAATAGCGCTGGCACATCTGACGCAGCTGCGATGTTGGCAATGATGTTATCTCTTGCCGTTGTCATTGCCGTTGCTGTATTGGTCAAATCAATGGCGCTGATTTCTTCATCGATGTCAATCGACAATACGTTGCCAGTTGATCCTTGCGCCAAATATTCGCGCTTAATCGCTGACGCTGATTGCATGAGTCGGTTAACAATCGATCCAGCCGGTTTTTGTTTCGAGATCAGCAATCCGGCTTTAAATGTCACCAAGTCATCCGTCACCATCGATTGGATGAATGACTTCAGAGGATAAACCGCACGTTGGAATATGCTGCGGCCCGTAAAACCAAATGCGGACGATTGAAACGACAAGTAGATCGGAGTGCCGTTAAATACCACAACGCTACGGCTTGGGTGATATGGTTTACCAGCTGCTGTCGTGTAAGCCAATGGCTTTTGAAAATCCGGCGCATTGGGGTTTTGGTTGGTTACGATTGATCCCGCCATGTTTAGCGGGTCCAGCTGATTAAAGTAAATATTCAGGTCAGGCAATTTCCAAGGATCGATTGGTTCCTCGGTTGGAATATCGTTTGCACCATAGACGATACCAGCTGCGCCATATGTGCGATTCAAAAACATTACGTCACGAATATGATTGGTGCAACCCAGCTTTTCCCATTCGCGCTCGAATGCCTCGACCAGCATTTCCTTGGGAGGCATATCGATGGTGATTTTTCTTGCTTTCGATAAAGCCAATCGGACCGGCTTTTCTACTAACTTGCCGCCCATTGGATGATATTCCCATAGCGCCTTACATAATTCGTATCCGGCAGGATCGCCCGGTTGAATCGTTTGCTCTGACAATAGATTCGTCAGGTTGTTTCCCAAAAAGCTAGTGTTAATGGATATGTCTGACATATTTAGAATCCGTATTTGTCGCCCACGCCGATTGCGATACTATAAACGAACGAGTCGAGCAAGTCATCAGCCCGTTTGTGGGCATCTTTGTCGCCAATTCTAAACCCTGACACTTGCGATAACAAATGATTTCGGGTTACGCCCTTGAAATTGGTTGTCTTATTGTATGCGTACTCGCTGATTTTGAGCTTTTCTTGAAAGTAATGACCGGATACGGAAATGGCACGTTCGTCTTTCCCAGCAGCTGTCAGCTTGCTGTCGATGGCATGAGTGTTCCATCCTCGGCTGCGGCCTTGCTGAATCAGGATCGAACCAGCAGCTGCATCCTCAATAAATGTCCCGACTACGCCATGTCGGGATTGTGTCATCTTTGCCAATTCCTCTAATCGCTCAAATACCGTTGGCAAATAAGTTTCCAGTAGCGCTCCATCGATTTGCACTACGTCCCAATCCAATACAACCAATGGATGACCAACCCATTTGTTGAGCGCACAGTAAACGACAGCTGTACCATCGTTTTCTTTGCCGCCCTTGACCGCCGTATCCATGACAGCGAATACGCCATCGCAGCGCTCCGGGTATTGGACCGGTTCGCCATTGACCAGCATCTTATCCACAGAAAAAAAGGCCGTTCCCGACCAATCGACAAACTCAGCCAAATACTCTTGTTGGAATACCAGCGGGTTATTTCTTAATCTTTCCTTTTCTAATTCCTCAGGAGGGACAAATGGATTGGTGATAGTTGGAGCGTGAAACTCTTTGAATCCCAGCTCTTTATCATTGCAAACCGAATAAAAGAAATTATCAGTGTCGATGCCATTGGGAGTTGAGAATACCCACGCCCGGCCCTTGGTGGTCAGCATGGTTGGCTTGATAGCCTTCTCCCATACTTCCTTCATTTGTGGCGATTTGGTAAATCCAGCTTCGTCGATCAATACGCGGTGATATTCACGCCCCCGACCAGCCAGCTCATTGTCGTTCAATGTCCATACATCGATTTTCCCGCCGTCTTTGATATAGATTGTTCCGGTATTGCGGTTTCGGCTTTTTATATCCGATGACAGCATTTCGACAAGATGATCCCAAGGCTCCGCGAGCTGGCGATTCTCAGGTGTGAAAATGCCGACATTCATGCCCTTGAGAGCGCAGCCAGCAGCAATGTATTCGAGCAGCTTTGTTTTACCCCAGCGTCGTCCACATCGGACTACGTTTAACCGGGCTTGGTTTCGGAATATGTTCTCTTGGCCCGAATGAAGTTTTGGAACGACAATTTCATTGGACATCCGGTTCTTCTATCCAGTTTCGAATGATGGTTTGCTGCGCCTCGGTGTCTTTTACATCTCCATACTTTTTAGGAGCAAGTTTGGCAATAATCCACTTTCTAGTATCAATCCGCAGCCGCGACCGGTTGACTACTTCGTGATTGGTTCGGACCCGTCCGTCCTTGTCTTCGTAGGTATCATCCTCGGTATCATCGGCAATATCGAGCAGCTGCTCCAGCAAGTAATCGGCTTGAGCTTCCCGCGCTAATGCGTATCTGTCCCGAAATTTGGGATGTATTGATAGCCATCGCAAAGCCGTTGACCTTCCCGGCATTGATTCGTCCTTACATATTTTGACTAGGCTTTCCCCTTCAGCAATCCGATTGCAGATAATCTCGGCGATTTCGTCACTGTAATCTGACGGTCTTCCAACGGGTCGGTTTGTTTCCATGATGCGAGGGTGTCAGGCCAGTTTCAGTGGGAGGAGGGACCCCTGACGAAGCGAGGACGGCGCTCCGCTGGCCTGACGATTCTATAGTATCAAAGTTTAGATTTCAGGTCAGCAATCAATGTCTTTATCGCCCTGACAATTGATATTGCGTGAAAAATGCTATTGATCGATTCAAATTTTTTGATCTCTGCCTCTATGTCGGCAATGAATTTGTGTACGATGCTATGAGATACGTTATTGCCACTAGGAGCAGCAGCTGCGGCAGGTTGCGTATTATCCACGCTAGGCACTCCAGCGTCAGCCACAGGAGGATTAGCGGTAGGCACATCAGCATTATCAGTATTGGTGTCATTTTGCTCAGCCATTTAGTTCCCCAATCATTGAGTGTGTAAGTTTCAGTAAGTCATCTTCAGTTAAATCATACATCCTTTCGAATGCTTTTTTACCCAAACCATGAATTCCCGTATTTCCCCGGTGATGTTCCGGGCAAAGCGGTATAACTGGTGCATTAGCTCTTATCCCTGCTTTTCGTAAATGGTGAATCTCGCTTGGTGTTCCTTCGCCATATCCTAGTTTGTAGCAAAGTATGCAACCGAAATCAGCCAGCTTTGCAAAGTATTTCTGTTCAGCTTTCGATGCCATGTTGCCACGCCATAATATATTCTATCAGTTCAATCATTTCATTTACCGTCAATGAGGATGTATGACGAAATACGATGTCAACGCCATGCCCATCGAGTGCAGGTAATAGTTCTATTTTTTCTCCTCTTTCACGCAGCCACGCAGCAGTAAGCAATCGTTTCCACGTTTCAATATCTCTTTTTCGTCCGGCCCATTCAGTCGTTCGTGAAATTTCGCCCAAGATCGCGTGTAGCTTTGCATTTTGCTCAAGGGATCGGTTTTTGGGTTTGATTTCGACGATGTAGCCATCAGGTGCATCCTTAATCGCTTGTATGGCGTTGGCGCGAACTGACGAATGTGCCAGTATGAATAGCTGCTTCACTGTTGTCCTTTGGCAGTGGGGCATCAAAATAGGTGTACATCCAAACCGCCTTACGAGCTTTGGGGTTTGGTACTGGTATCAACTCCCGGGTCGCATAGCGCTGTTTGAGCAAGTAGCACATCGCCATCGAAATGTCCGACGGCTTGAGTTCAGGCAAATGCGTTTTGATCTCGGCATTCGTCATCGCTTGCTGTTTTTCTCGAAATAATCCGCGAATCTTTTGTACGGCATTTATCGACATGGTGTTGTCATAGATCGTTAAAATTAATATATGACATTATCATACAGGATGTATTACCAGTTCAATATCATTTTTATCGCTTCGTCGTATTTTTTGACGCGAGCGTGATCTTCGGGTGTTGGGTTTGGGATACGCGCTAGATCGATGT